GTTTTAACTATATTTAAAACAAGAAACGATCTAGATATATTTAAAAAGAAGGCTCTATACATATACATTAGAGAAATGACTGATTGTGAAACTCCCCACTTAACAAAGGTAATATCAATACTAAAGGATGACTTCTACAGCATATACCATAAGTACCACGAAAAAGGGAGAATCATAATAAAAGATATGTAATCTATTTATTATAAAAGATATGGATTCAGATAAAGAAATATTTAACGGAAAAAAGCTATCTGACCTTTTTGAAGAGATATATACAAACTCAAGAGAAACTAAATCTCAAGTAAAGGGACTGATTGGAGAACTTAAACCTCTCATAGAAAATATAGGAGATGCAACTCTCCTTGTCCCTATGATTAAAGAGTACATGGAAATAGGTGTTAAAAATGATGAACATCTCATTAAATTAGCAACCGTAATCCAGAGATTAGAAGCTATACAGTCAAAAGGCGGAGATGGAGATATGTTTGATTTTTCAGACCTTCAAGACTTATTGGAAGAGCAAGAAGAAGTTAAGGAAGATTTACAAGTTAAACCAGAGGAAAGCAAAGAAGAATAATGGGATTTAAAAATTCTTTAAATAATTTAGGATCCTCTACAGGAGGAACAGGCACTACTACCAGATCTTCTACAGTATTTGGTAGAGTAGTCGATATTATTTTAGATGAAAATCATACAGAATACTTAAATAAAGGAGGAGCAAGGTCTATTAATGGAGTTTTCTATAAGCCGCTTGGAGGATATAAGAAAGAACTGACGCCAAACGCCCTTCCATTTGCCCAACAAAGTAGTTCCCATATTAAGACAGTTCCGATAATTGGAGAAGTAGTGGAAATAGCCACTATGCCTAACCTTGCATCATCTACATCAGAACGAAGTAATAGTAAATTCTATACAAGAATAGTAAATACTTGGAATAATGCCAATTCAAGTGCCTACCCAGATCTTGCAAATAACCCAGATACAGATATTACATCAGGCGGCACTTTTAAAGAACTGAGTACGGTAAACCCTATCAGATCAACTCCCGGAGATGTTCAAATAGAAGGGAGACAAGGACAGTCGTTAAGATTTACAGGAGGAAAAGGATCAGGCAACCCCTGGGTAGATGATGAAAATATCGGATCTCCTGTAACAATACTAAGTAATGGACAATCAGATACAGAAGAAGGTTTCTCTACTCTAGGAGAGAGTATAGATGAGGATAATTGCTCAATATACCTAGTATCTAACCACCAAATACCGCTAACTCCTGCAAGTGAGAAACGAGATACTTTTGATGAAAACCCAGAAAAATCAGATCAATTTAAAGGGAGTCAGATTATGCTTAATGCTGGAAGGTTGTACTTAAATGCAAAACAAGCAGATATTCAGTTATCAAGTATAAAAAGCATAGGACTAAATACAGAAGGCTCTATAAACATAGACGGTTCTTCCTACCTTTGCTTAGATGCTCCGAAAATGTATCTTGGTTCAAAAGCCAGAACATCATCAGAAGGAAATAGAGAACCCGTAATGTTAGGTAACCAGACAGAAGCTTTTCTTCAAAACGTTTTAAACCTTCTTGAAGGTATGGCTAAAGATATGGCTAGAGCAAAAACAATTAAAGGACACCCTATACCGAGTATTAATAAAAGAGGAATGCAAGCACAGCCGGTAATTAGGCAATTAAAGAACTTGATAAACCCATCCGGCACATCTCAGTTGAAATCTAAAAAAGTATTTACAGAATAATGGCAGTTGGATCTCAAATATCTGCTATTGTAGCAGGACAGTTAGGAAAAATAGAAGGTGACTTAGAAGCTAGAATTCAATTAGAAGCTAATAAGATGTTAGGTAAGTTCTCTAACCAATGTCCTCAAGGCACGGCGTTAGTAGGAATTATAAATACTAAAAATGCACTACTATCCGGTGTTAACAAGTTTCAGAAAAGGTCTGATAAGTTTCTTAAATTAGCTAATAATTTAAAAAAAGCAATTAGATCAGCAAAAATTATATTAAAGCTACTTAAAGTTAATCCAACACCAGTTGCTACGGGTATACCTCCAAGTGATTACGGAGGTCTTATATCAGCTAAAACAACAGGCAGTATAACATCTCAAGCGGATAGATTATATACCATCCGCCGTTTACTTGAAGACTTAGACGGGGATGTATCATCTATAGAATCACTAGTAGCAGGAGTAGGTCCAAGTTTAGATAATATAAAAGGACTATTATCCAATGTAAACGATAGATCGGAAGATTGTTTAGACGCATTATCTTCCGGTGAAATCTCAGATGAGGAGAAAAAAGCATTAAAAGAACTACTTAATAAAATACAGCCTTTAGAAAACACAGGTTCTGAAGGACTCCCTGATGATAGGTACACATTTAAGTCCGATTCAGGAAAAGTTTATGAGATTGCAATTATTGAGGATACACAACTAGATGGACCCGTACCTAGAAGGTTAGCAGTTGCAAAAGATAACATAGGCGTTATAATCCTCAGAGGACAGCCATCATTTAGTGCAGACACATCTGTACTGATACAAGAATTAAAATTTAGAATAAACAACCAACTTCCATAAACTAACTATTTATAATTATGAAACTCGATCAATTAAGAAGTATAATACGAGAAGAAGTCAGATCAGCTGTCAAGGAAGAGTTACAAGAAGTAATGAACGAAGCAGTAAAAGCGGCAAGTGCACCAAATACATTGGCAGCACCTGCTAAGACTATTCAAGTAAAAAAACAAGTACCGACATCAACTAACCCTCTAATGGAGATGTTAGAACAGACAAAAGCAAATATGTCACCTAGTGAATATAAAAATATATACGCAGGAACAGCAGATATGGTTCAGAAACCTAATTTTGCATCATCGATGGCTAACCAAATGGGTATGACAAATCCATCTGCAAACGCACCAGGAATGGATATATCTCAATTGGATTTTATTAAAAAAGCAGGGAAAGTTTATAACAGGTCAGTAGAAAAAGATAAAGAGAAACACGGAATAGTATAAGTATGGCATTTAACAGCAGAAGAATTAATCCACTAGACTTACAACCAAGGAAAGCTATTGGGGTATCCCTACCTCTATCAGGAGCTGCTGTTTTTAACCCTACGTATATGACTAAGGACGCTATTAGAACAAATATAATAAACTACTTCTTAACAGGAAAAGGAGAAAGGTATATGAATCCTAACTTTGGTACTATTATACGCAACTTAATGTTTGAAAATATTAACCAAGGAATGGTAGATAGAGTTAAAAGTACAGTAAGAGCTGGCTTATCCGAGTATTTTCCTACTGTAGTTCCTGTCGACTTTAACGTCAATGGAACTCCAGATTCAAATACAGTTACATTATCACTTAAGTATACTATCCAAAATACAAATATAGAAGACGAGGTAGTAATAAATTTTGAACAATAATGGCAGAAATTAGAGATATAAAATACGTTTCGAGAGAGTTTTCAGACTATAAACAAGAGTTAGTAGAATTTGCAAAAAACTACTTTCCAGATTCGTACAACGACTTTTCACCTACATCACCTGGTATGATGTTTATAGAAATGGCTGCTTATGTAGGGGATATACTTTCATTCTACCAAGATACCCAACTTCAAGAAACATTCCTACAATACGCTAAAGAACCAGGTAATCTATACTCAATGGCGTATATGATGGGATACAGGCCAAAAGTAACTAATGCAGCAGAGGTTGAATTAACAGTAACTCAGAACATAGGAGCTGATCCAACAACCAACACACCTAACTGGAACCAAGCGCTAGTAGTTAATGAAAACGCTATTGTTACTTCTACAGCAAAAGGAAGAGCAAATTTCTTTATTGAGAACAAAATAGACTTTAACTATTCAAGCTCATACGATCCTACAAACATTGCAATTAGTCAAATAACATCAGGTATCCCATCAGAATTTACTTTATCAAAAAAAGTGAAAGCTTTTTCAGGTACAGTTAAAGCTGTATCAGAGACATTCACTACAGCAGATAGGTTTTCTACTATTACAATAGAAGATAAAAATATAATAGGAATATTAGATATAACAGACTCTACTTCTTCTTCTGATAACTCTACTTGGTATGAAGTACCTTTCTTAGGGCAGGATACTATATTTGTAGAGCAAACCAATATTAGCTCAGATGTAGATAATGTGCCAAACACTATAATACTTCAAAAAGTACCTAAAAGATTCGTTACTAGATTTAACTCAGACGGTAACCTATTAGTGCAATTTGGAGCTGGTACAGTTGGAGCAGACGATAGTACTTTCACTCCTGATCCTACAAACGTAGGAATGGGCACACTACAAGGTCTAAATAACTTAGATAAAGCATATGATCCCTCTAACTTTCTATATACCGGTACATATGGACTAGCTCCTTCTAACACTACATTAACCATAAGGTACCTAGTAGGTGGAGGAATAGAAGCTAACGTTCCTGCAAATACATTAACAGGCTACAATGCAACAACCTCTGCTGAAGAAGATGACTACGCAGGAACATTGAGCTTTAATAATGTACAAGCAGCAACCGGAGGAAAAGACGGAGATACTATTGAAGAAATCAGACAAAACACATTACGTGCTTTCTCAGAG